ACTTTTATTGGTTTTTTTTTATATTTAATCTTGCGAAATTTCTGCATCTACTATCGCCTTACCTATTTCATAAGCTATTTGTGGCACAATACTATTACCAAGTGCTTTTATTCTGTTGGATCTATCTTTGTCCAATTCATAGGATATCCCATGAGGAACTCCACAAAGTTCGGATTGAGTTTGCCACCAGGTTTGTTGTTCTTCAACACTTGAATTGAAAATTTCTCTTGTTGAATTTTTCTTTTGCAAGTTATCGGATTGTAACCTATGTCCTTGTAATCTGATGCTGTTGGTGTTTTGTACATCCTCTCTAGGTAAAGCATCGCATCCGACAGCTTTGCTCCGAATGTGCTGTTCGGTTTGTTCTTCTTTCGGAGAATAAAACCTCCAGATTTCGTTTGCTCTACTCTCTTGCTCTGTTCCCCTCCCTCTTCGCAACCTACTGTTGGAGTTGGAAACATCTTTACTGCTACTGTTAATGGTGTTCCCCCTTGCTTGTATTTCTTTGTTCTCTCCGATGCTAAGTCTTGAGTTGGAGTTGGGTACATCGCCATTGTTATAGGATCTACTTGTTCTCTTAGATTTGGTGGTTTTGTTCTGCCTTTCCGATGACCTTGTTGAAGTTTCAAAGTTCCTTCTTTTGATCTTGGCGGAAGATGATCCATTGTGTTCGGAGTAGCCCAAAATCCAAACTCTTTTTCTTTGATGCCATGCACCGATGCCTGAAGCTGGAATAATAAGACATTGGACTTGGAAACCTTCTTTTTCCAAATCAGTTTGCACCTGTCTGAGTACCAAGCCGTTGTTGATGTTAATAATCCCTTCAACATTTTCACCAACAAACCATTTTGGTTTTGTTTCGGCAACAACTCTAATAGTTTCATCCCAGAGGTAACGATCATCGTCTTGTCCTCTTCGTTTTCCTGCAACTGAGAATGGTTGGCATGGGAATCCCCCTGAAACAATGTCGGCTGTGTAATTTGATCCTTTAACATTTCTAATATCCTCCTCTATTGGTATATTTTTAAAATTTTTCTGCAATACTTTTTGGCAAAATTTATCTTTTTCTACAAATCCTATGGTTTTGATTCGTTTTGTAGCTTCCATACCTAGCGAAAAACCGCCAATTCCGCTAAATAAATCAAGTAATCTGAGCATATTCGCTTGTAGATTATTTATTAACTTTAATCAAGATGTATATTGCTTTTACAATATTTGTTCTATATAACCGAATCAATGCTGATAAAAATAGGAAAGGAATGGAAGAATAGAAAGGATGGTGGTTGCTTCACAGCAGATCATCTTTCTCCCTCACAGTTAACTAAGCCTACGGATCAATGGTTTTATAACTATTGCGTCTTATCGGAAGATGAAAGAAAGAAGTTGCCACCAAACATGAAGATGATTTTTGGAGCTATGATAGGAAGAGCTTTACAAGACATCATTGTTCATAAATTAACAATCAAAGAAGTAATGGAAGGAAAGAAAAATGGCTGATGAAGGTTACAACCCAATGTCTAACACTTTAAACCAATTAAAAAGGGAACTTGATCATTATAAAAGAGATTACCAGGAAGCACAAAGAATTAATAATTCTCATAAAGTTATGAATGGTAAGCTAAGTTTACAAATCAATAATCTTAATTTTGAGAATAAAAAATTAAAGAATAAAATTGCAGAACTAGAAGAACAAATCAAACAGAAAGGGTCTAATGACAAAGCAAAAATCAACTGAAGAAAAAGAATCTAATAAAGGTTCATTTAAAGATAGATATAAAAAATGTTTATCTGAACTAAAAAAAATACCTACAGTTAATATAAAAGGTAAAAAATATTCTACTGTAGCTGAAAGGTTTAAACATTTAAAAGAGTATTTTCCTGAATCAAAAATAGACGAACAATTAATACACCATGACAATGAAAGAGTTGTAGCAAAAACAACATTGTATATTGGAGAACAACCTTATGCAGTTGGTCATAGTGAAGAGTTTCGTAATTCATCATTTATAAATAAAACAAGTGCTATGGAAAATGCCTTCACAAGCAGTTTAGGAAGGTGCATCGCAGCATTTGGTTTAGCAGGATCTGAATATGCTAGTGCTGATGAACTTACTGTAGCCTTATTAAGTCAAGGAATAAAAAAAGATAATGAAGATGTGCTAAAAAAAATAGAAGGCACAACTACAAAAACAAAATTAAATAGTACCTATAGTGAATATATGAAAAAACATGAAAACATTATGAGTGCTTTTAATAAAAAAGAAAAGACCATTGAAACTAACGGAGGACAAAATGTCAAATCAAAGTGGTAAAGAAAAGGATTGGGTATTCTTTGAATACGATCCAAGTAACGAAAGGTCTGTAAAAATAGATTTCTCAGGTAACATTAAATTAAACAATGGTGCTAAGGGAACTATTTTAGGATCTAAAGGTTCATCAAAAGATGGCAACACCAAGTTTGTTAGAATTTTTAAACAAGTAGGAGTTTTGTTTAAGGGTGATGATAATAAATTTACAGGCGATATAAACGATGCTGAGATTGGTGGAAAGAAAGCACTTATAGGTTGGTTAAATGCAGACGCTAAAGTTAAAAACATTAGTGGTTATGCAAACGAACCAAAAGCCAAAAGTAATGATATGAACTTCTAATGGATGTTCTTGTCGTCATCATGCATTTAATAAATGGTTCAGTAGTTGAGGCTTCGGTTTCAGCTACTGCTCCAAAAATGCTTTGCCATGATGCTTTTGAACAAATAACACAGTTTGATACGGCTAAGAGCAAAGCATATTACGAAGGAAAAACAGTTTTATACTACTACTGCAAGGATTAAAATGTCGGATAATATAGAAAGCATACACAAACTACCAAAACATTTAGAAAGATTATTAAAAGAAAAAGAAGAAGAATATGGCTCTTTCACAAAAACAAGCTATGTCATGCAAAAGATTATTGAAGGTTATTTATCAGCTTATAATGGATATGTTGTAAAAGCACCTAAAAATATATGGGGAATATTAAATATTGATGAAAAGAATTGGAGAAGTATAACCAATAAAAAATATAAAAAAGATACCTATGATGATATTAATGGGTATGCAGAATGTAACAGAGGATTGGCGTTAAATGACAGAAAAAAGTAAAATACCCATGACACCAGTTATGCTGCGTCTATTGAATTTTATCAAAAAATACTATAAAAAAAATAATTATATGCCAACTTTTCAAGAAATGGCAGAGGGTCTGGACTACAAATCCAAGAACTCAATAACTGTCTTGATAGATAAATTGGCTGATAGAAATGACCTGAAGAAAATTAAAGGTTATAGAAGGAATATAGAATTGAATGACTAAAGTACAAAAAGATACACTTGCAGAACTTATGGTCAACTTCAGAGAAACTTTTGAGGGTGCTACTGTAGAAGAAGCTACAGAAAAAGCTCATTCCTCAAAAAAGCCTAGCGATGACGCAGAAGTAACAATCACCGATAAGCGTTTCGTTAGGTCAAATATAAAACTGATCGGTGAGAAAACAAATGACAATGGAACCAAAGATACTCAAGGATCTGGAGTCGAAGCAGGAGAAGCTAGTAAGTAGAATGTATAAGCACAAAACTTTATACTTAAAAAACAAAGCTAGACTTCCTCAAATTGCTGAGAAGATCATGGAGTTAAAACAAAAACAAACTAGAGTAAGCACTTAATTCTAGTTTACAGATAAAAGTTGTAACAAGGGTTCAAGGGTTCTTTGTCTCAAATGAAAGGAAACAATGTCTGAAATATCATTAGAACAAAAAGAAAGAGAGTTTTATCAAAAACTTGGAGTTGCTTTACGTCAAGCAAGAAGAGCAGCTAATAAATCACAAAGCGATGTTGCTCAATCAATCAATGTAACATTCCAACAAATTCAAAAGTATGAGAAAGCTACAAACTATCCAAAAGAATTTAGAACTAGACAAATAGTAAAATTCTTAGGTAGAAATGATTACGATGGTTTTTTAAGGGATTTTAATGTTCACACCAATTAGAGAAAAATTAAATAGCTTAATACCTGATACAAAAGAGATAGACGCTTTTAATCATTACTCAACTATCATTGAAAGAATGATCGTTAATGGTGATGCTGCACATAGGAGCATACCAGGTTTTGAAAAGTGTAAGCCTGAAATAGAAACTTATCATGTATTTAATGAAGTAACTATACCGGTACATGGTTATGCAGATTTGAAAGCAGAAAAAACTAAAACTTTCAAAGGTATGATCATTGAAGATAAGTGTAAGTTTCCAAGAAGAGGTAGAGTTAAGAAAGATGGAACAAGAAGTTGGACTACAGCTAAGTTACCTCAAGATGTTCCAGAGTCTTATCACTTAATACAAACAGATTTTTATTACTATGCTACTGAGCTTCCAATATATATTTGTTATATTAATGAGGAAGGTTACAAAGTATTTAGTGCTGAGAACTGTGAACTCCTAACACCTAAGAGCATAGAGAGCAGAAGAAAAGACTTTATCCAAAGATGTAAGGTAAGACAAAACTTACTTAGAATATCAGATGATGCTAATGTATTGAAAGATTATATACAGCCTGACTTTGATCATTTCTTTTGGAGAAACGACCTAGATCCAAGCTATTTAGAAAACGCTAAAAAGTTTTGGTCTAGTTAATATTTGGCGGCAATCAATGCTGTAAGCAGTATTCCCCTGATTGTCGCCTAGTATTACCAATCATTAAAAGGAATAGTTTTTCGTTTTATATATTTATCATAGCAGCTAGACACCCCTTCAGTATGGGTTTCGCAGAATACTTTGTTCTCTGCATTTATGATCCAACCGCTTTGATCTGATGAATGTTTGTGTTTACAGAAATGACAAGAACCAATAACCCTTGAAACATTTTTTCTGTCCCAAGTTTTTTTCTTCATGTTCTTGCGTAATTAGGTTTCTTTCCTTTTCTTGATTTTCTTTCTGCTCTATTTTTTCTAGCAACAGCAGCTCTTCTTTGTCCTGATGACATTGATCTTGCTTTAGCTAATGGCACACATTTAGGATAGTTTCTTCTCTTCTCACCTTTTTTTCTACCACATGGAGGAAAGCTACCATCGGATCTTTTGTTAGCTATATCTACCCATCTTTCAGCAACCCAAGACCTTAATCCTTTTTTAGCCATTATCTTCTTCTTTTCTTAGTTTTCTTTTTCTTTTTACGACCACCTGGAACTATTTTACCTGAGCATACAGCACTAGCGTACATGTTAGCATATGCACTGGGATATACCTTGAACTTACGTTTAGCAGCAGCCTTACCTCTTGCACATAACTTAGCCATGTCGTTTCTGTATTGTGAACTTAGCCATCTTTACAGCTCCTTTGTGTGGTTTGTATGCACCTTTCATAAGTTTATATGAACTACCTTTTTTCATCCAATGAAAACCTTTTGGTGCTTTTACTGATTTTTTCATATTATTTCTTTTTCTTTTTCTTTTTTCTTTTTTTTAACATAGCAAAATCAGCACCAGTTATTTTATCTCTTGGTGGTGCAATTCTTGCTAATTTTTTTTGTTTTGGACTATATTTACTAAACGGCATTATATCTCCTATTGTTAGTTTCCCTCCGACTCTCCCAGCTTAACATATAAGCTACACCTAGCATACTACTTCTTTTTTTTTCCTTTTTTCTTTTTCTTTTTAGTTTTTTTCTTTGAGTGATACATTTTTCCTCCTTTCTTAACAGTTCCACTTACGCAGAGCTTTGTTAATTCTTGAATTTGGATCGTTAGCTGTCTTAGCAGAAGTTAATCGTTTTTTCATGCCTTTCATTCTAGCACAAAAAGATTTTCTTCGTTTATAAGCACTAGATCCTTTTTTTAATTTACTTGGTTTAGTTGTTACTGGTGCTTTTAAATTACCACCTGTTCTTCTATTATAACTAGCTCTACCTTTGGCGTTTAGTCCACCTGATTTAGATTTACCTTCTTTTCTTTGCCATGCAGCAGTTCTAGCCATATTACTCCCAAGTCTTATAACCTTCTTTATCTTTTATCAAAGATTGCTTTCTATTGCTACCATCTCTTTTATAACTAACATGAATCCAACCACTATCAGCTACACCTTCTTCATAGTATTCGCTTATAAGTTGGTCAAAATCAAAGTTGTTTTTTATGTGTGCAGCAACTTGTTTATTGTCAAATCCTGGTATTTCAAAATCTACAGCTTCACCTTTACAATGTTGTGATCTTGCTGATGAACCTATAGCTTCTGATAATTTTTCTGACCTAAAGCCAGAGCTGACCATTATGGGTCTTGATTCATAATACTCTCTTAATGGTTCTAATATGTTTTCACATAGTGCTTTTAGGTTTTCTATTTGTTCTTCATTTGGTGTGTTATCCAAGCCAAGCCTAGTAGCTGTGCCGGATTTAGTCATCTCTTTTTCACTAAAGTGTTTTGATAATTGTGTCATGCCATTCTCCTATCTGGGTTATCATCGTAATAACATTTGAATCTTATTACAATCTCCTTTTTATTTATTTCTTTTTTACCAATTTCTTTTGTTTTGTTTTTAGCCTCTTCATAGCCTGAAATCAAGCAATCATAGAAAGTATCATGGTGGTCAAGCAGATGAGGTTTCATACATTCTCCTGCGACTTGGCTACATATAATCATTATCAAGGCTACTTTCATGGATGTTCTGTTAATAGTTTGTTTGTTTCTTTTATCTCTTTTAGTTTTTTCTCTAGTTCTTTAACTTGTTTAGTAGCTTTCTCAAGATCGTCATTGGCATACTCTAGCTTTTGTAAACATCTTTTATTAGCTGAGTCTTTGCTTTTGTTTTGATCTTCAAGCTCATCAACTTGCTGTTTGAGTATTCGTACTTGTTCTTTATACTCACTAATTATCTCTCTACTTGTATCAGACATAATTTAATTAAGGTCTTAAAGT